CAATTGATTAAAGAGCGTATAGCTAGAGAACGCAAAAAATCAGATGAACGTATTAAAGATGCGGTTCAAGAAGCTGAGAAGTTAGCTAAAATGAATCGTGATCAGAAAAATCAATATGAATTAGAAAAATTGATTAAGGAAAATGAAGAATTAAAGGCAGAAAAGGCTTTGTCACAAATGAAAAGTGAGACACATTCAATGCTTAAAGAAGCTGGTTTAGAAAAATTTGATGATCAAATAGTCAATTTATTAGTTGATTCGGATGCTGGAGAAACGAAGAAAAATGTAGAGGCTTTTACTGGATTGTTAAATGAAATGGTTCAAGCGAACGTTGAAAGTGTACTTAGACAAAAATCGCCAATAAATACGCAACAAACTGGTATGACCAAAAATCAAATTATGGCTATCAAAGATGATATTGAGCGTCAAAAAGCTATTGCTAATAATTTAAATCTATTCACTTAATTATAGGAGGTATTATAAATGACATCTGAATATAATCTAACTAGAGCAACAGACTTGGGACAAGTAAAGTCGATTGATTTTGCGAACAAGTTTGGTAATAACATTAATAAATTATTGGAAATATTAGGCGTCACGAATAAATTACCAATGAGTGTTGGTACAAATATTAAAATTTATAAGTATGCAATTCAAGAATCTGGAGATGACCAAATCTCAGAAGGTGATGAAATTCCGTTAACTAAAGTTATACGTGCAGTAGTTGATACAATTGAGCTAACGTTTAATAAATATCGCAAGGCTACTACAATTGAAGCGATTCAAGCACATGGTTTTGATTTGGCTGTTAACAAAACAGATAATGAATTATTACGTCATACTCAGAAAAAAATCAGAACTGATTTTGCTAGTACGTTAAGTAATGCTGCAGGTACAGGTTTAGATAGAACTAAAAAAGCACTAAAGGCAAAGAATTTACAAGGTGCTTTAGCTAAAGGTCGTGCTAAGTTATCAACAGTGTTAGAGACTGACATTACTCCAATTGCATTTGTTAATCCAGATGATACAGCGGAACATATAGCTAATGGATTAATTGTTTCAAATGGCTCTTTATTCGGAATGGGATTATTAACAAATTTTGTAGGTGTAAAAATTATAGAACTTTCTGAAGTGCCAAAGGGTGAAGTTTGGATGACGGTTTCTGAAAATTTAAATGTTGCTTATGCTAATCCAAGTGGACAGATAAGTCAAGCGTTCAACTTTGCAACTGACGAAACAGGATTTGTTGGTGTTTTACATGATATTCAATCAAATCGTTTAACCTCTGAAACAGTAATAATGTCTGCTGTGAAAATTTTCCCTGAAAATATTGATGCTGTTGTAAAAGTGAAAATGAAAGATGATAAAGATGAAAGTACAGAATTACCCAGCTAAGCCCCAATTTGTTAGTATGTCACCATTTTATGATGGTGTAGACCTAATATTTAGATAATTAGCAAGAGGGGTAATATATGAGTACAATATTGAAAATTTATAAAGATAATGAAGTGATAGCACAACAACTAGTTTCGTTAGATAACGAAAATGATCATAACAATGATGTTTATATTAAAGTACAGGGATTAACACCGGATACAAATTATTCTGAGGGTGCGCTTCAAGCTGTGTGGGAGATTGACAATGTTGAATCTGGCAGAGTAAATGTACCTGAGTTTAGAACTGCTTATGTTCCGATTGAATCGTTCACTATTAACCAACATGAAATAAATCTAAAAGTAAATGATTATACGATAATTAACCCTGAAATTAGACCTTATAATGCGACGAATCAAGGTGTGACATATACTACGAAAAATTTAGAAATAGCTGGCGTAAATGGAAAAGGGTTTTTGATTGCTTATAGTCCAGGTACTACTGAAATAGAAGTATATGCAAATGATTTACCTGATCAAAAGGAAATCTGTGTTGTAAATGTTAGTGAATAAGGAGTAATTTTACTATTGAATTTTTTGAAGACACTTAAGACAAGAATTGGTATTGATGATGAGCAACAAGATGAACAATTAAAAGTTATTATTAGTAATGTTGAAAAAGAATTATTAGCAATGTTACCTACAATCGAAGATACAATACCAGAAGAAATTGAGTTTATAGTAGTGGAAGTTTCAACAAAAAGGTATAACCGTATAGGTGCTGAAGGTATGACATCTGAAACACAGGATGGTCGTTCTAGTAGTTATGAATTAAATGATTTTGATGAATATAAAAGTGTGTTAAATAATTTATATTTTAAAGATGACAAAAAGGGATTTGTACATTTTTATTAATGAATTATAAAGAAAGGGTCACACTTTTACATAGATTTGATTCAAAATATAATCCAACTACGAAACGAAAAGAAATCATAAAAGATGAAATAGGTACATTTGCATGTAATGTAAATGCATTAACTGCAGAAAATGTGAGATTGGAATTCGGGGAAGTGTCCAAAGATATAAATGTCATTAGGTTACCGACTATGATTGAAATTGATATACCAACGCACGCAATAATAGCAGATAAACTTTATAAAGTAGTCAAATTGAAGCGCTATGCTCATACTACATCAATATATGCCAAGGAGCTTGTCTAATTGCAAGTCTCTGGTGTAGATAAATTATTACGAAAGTTTAGAAAGATGTATAAAGATATCGATGATGATGTAGATTTTATCTTGAAAAACAATGCTAATGAGGGTGTCGAGATAGCTATAAAAAATGCGCAACATGCTTTCGTTAAAGGCTACTGGACGGGTAATTTAGCACGTCAAATTAAAGCGAAAAAGATTGCACCGTTACATTATCAAATTCTATCAAATGCACATTATAGTGGTTACCTGGAATATGGAACACGCTTTATGAATAAAGAACCTTTTATTTTCCCTACCTATGTAGCACTTAAAAAACAAGTAAATGATGATTTTAAAAGATTGTTAAACAGTTAAGGAGTTATTATGAAACATGAATATACCCCAACACAACTACTTTATGACAAAGTTTTCGAATTGTTAAAAGGATATGGTATTGACGTTATAGATGTAAAAGACATCGCTGACGAAATTACATATCCTTTTTTTGTTGTTAATAAATTTAAAATTGCAAAAACTAGTTATACCTTACAAACTTATCATGGTGTACTTACTGGAGCGATTCATATATGGAGTGAATCAAATGATTTAGGAAAGCATGATAATTGTATTGCTTTTGTTGAACGATTATTATCCTCACCAATTCTAATTCAAAACTATCAAGTGAGATTAAAGGAACTATTGATTAATACGATTGACGATAATTCTGCGGATACATTGCTTCTTCATACAATTGTTAATGTAGAATTTGAAATATTATAGGAGGTAATGACATGTATAAAGACAGTAAAGATAGAATATATTTATTTAGAAAATGTGGTCAAAAAGTAGATGCTACCAAAATGATGTTTATGACTGAATTTGAAAATGAACTTGAAAACGACTTTGATATTGAAGATACAATGGATGGTAGTTATACAAGTGAAGGATCATTAGAAAATACACTATCTGCGACGGCTAAGGCGAATTATAGTGATCCATTATGTGATGAATTTGAAGATGCAGTCCGTGACAAGATTGCTTATGAAGTATGGGAAATTGAAAGTAAAGTAGAAGGTAAAAATGAAAATAGTGGTAAATATAAAGCAAAGTATCATCAAGGCCGCTTCAAAAAATTTAAACGTAAAGGTGAAAATGGCTCTATTGAAGAGTATGAAGTGGAATTTGCGGTACATGATAAATATCAAAGAGGTTTTGCCTCAATCCCTAGAGAGGTTAGTGACAAATTAGCTCAAGTAGGATATAGATTCCATAATACGACAAAAGATGATTTTGCTGATGACGGATTAGCAACGAAATCAATTCCACAACCGATTTCAGATGAAATTCCATCGTCAAGTTCAATGAGTAACATCGCAGTTGAGTCACATTAATATTGATTAATAGAAATAAGCAGGCAGCTTGCCTGCTTATTTTTTATAAGAAGGTGTAAAAATGGTAACAATTAAAAACGGTAAATATGATTTAGAATTGAAATTTGGATTAGGGGAATTGAATGCAATTGATAGGGCTTTAGGTTATGAAGTGCGTGAAATTAACTTAGGTGAAGGATTAGAAACATTATTGCCAAAGTTACAATCAGGAAATGTATTAGCGATTGCCAAAATTATTAAAGCTTGTACGAGAGGACAAAAAGGACATCCTAGAAAAGAAGAAGAATTGGAACATATATTAACAGGCGTTGTTGAAACATACGGTTCATTTAAAGCGTTTGGGAAAGTTTTAATTGAAGAATTGGGAAACAAACCTTTAACCCAAGACCTTGTGAAGATGAAGTAATTAGAAATTCAGACGAAAAAATGACTTATGATCGTATTGTTATTACGTGCATGAGTGAGTTAAAAATAACTCGTTTAGCAGATATTAATAATATGACATTAACTGAATTTTATTATCGTATGTATGCATTAAGTTTTGATGTATTAAAAAAAGAACATGATTTATATAAATTAGCTTTTGCTATTAGAGATGCTGCAACAACTAAAAATGTTGGTACAGAAAAGAAACCTAAAGAAGTATATAGATTTAAATCAGTTAAAGATATTTTAGATTATGAATATAACTATAAACGTTTATTGCAAGGCAAATCGATTGTATTTAAACATGAAGTTGAAGACATTTCTCCAGAGCAAAACGCATTATTAAAAGTTATAGCTGAAATTAACCAGCAAGCACAACGTTAGGAGGTGGGAATATGAGTGGTAGCAATGGATATACAGTCAGTACAACGTTAAAAGCAAATACTTCTAAATTTAAATCGGAGATAGAATCTGCAATTAAAAAAATTGAAAAATTCGACAAGATAGTATCTAAAATTAAAGATATTGAATTAAAAGCTAATGATAAACAATTACAATCAAAAATCAAACATGTTGAGCATTCATTAAATCAGTTAGAACATAAAAATCCTACAGTTAACCTCAATACTGACACAAAACCAGTAACATATAAACTTAAACGCGTAAGTGCTACATTAAGTAAACTAAATTCAACCAAAGTTGAAAGTATGATAGATGTAAAAGATAGTAATTCAAATGTGAAACTGCAACGTATGCAGTGGGCAATGAGTCGTTTAAATCATATGAAATCAACAGGCATTATTGATTTATCAGATAAACTATTTTTAACAAAAGTTGCAAATGTGAAAAACACATTAAATCAATTGAATAATAAAGAAGTAAAGACAAGAGTAGAAGTATCTACTTCAGCTAGTATTGCACGAGTGGTTATTTTCAAGAAAATGCTAAAAAGTATTCCTAATAAGATTAAGGTTAAAACTGATGTTGATACAAATGTATTAAGTAAAGCATTAGATGGATTAAATCAAAGAACAGATGTATTTAATAATCGGATGGAAAAATTAGCGCATTCGATTAAAACTTTTGGAACCATAGGTGGCAATATAATTCGTGGCTCACTATTGACATCATTTACATCGTTAATCCCAATTGTTGCAAGTGTAATTCCTATCATTACTTTATTAGGAAATTCAATTGCAGTAATCGGAGGTGGCGTATTAGGACTAGTGGGAGCATTTGGTTTAGCTAGTGCTGGTGTCATTGGTTTCGCGGCAATGGCTAAAAGCGCTATATCAATGTTAAATCAGGGATTAATTCAGACGTCAAGTGCGACGATTGCTTATGTTAATAGTTTGAGTGAATTAAAGCGCACTTGGCAAAGTATTATAACGATGAATTCAGATTCAATTTTTAACGCAATGTCAAGTGGCTTACAAATTTTGACAAATGCATTAAATCAATTACGGCCATTTATTAGAGGTGTAAGTCGATCTATTGAACTTTCAATGCAAAAGTTTCAATCATGGATTAATGTTTCTGATACTGCAAATAAAGCTTTTAATACATTGAATACAGATGGTATTAAAGTATTTAATAGTATTTTAAAAGCGGCTGGAAAATTTGGAGATGGATTAGTAAATATACTTACGCAATTTAGCCCATTGTTTGTTTATGTTGCTAAAGGTTTAGAAATGCTTTCGGAAAAATTTCAAATTTGGTCAACAAAAGTATCCACTGCTGAAGGAATTAATCAATTTATTAATTTTATAAAAGTAAACTTGCCTTTAATTGGTAAAATTTTTGCAGATACATTTGTAGGTATGATTAATATATTTAAAGCGTTTGGATCTAATTCAGGAACGTTATTATCAGCTATTTCAGAATTAGCTGGAAAATTTAGAGTCTGGTCTCAAAATTTAGCGCAATCACAAGGGTTTAAAAATTTCATAACATATATTAATGAAAATGCACCTGTGTTAGTTTCGTTAGTGAGCAACATCGCAAGAGCGCTTTTGAGTTTTATTTCAGCAATGGCACCAATCGGATCAATTGTAATAAATGTACTTAATGCTGTAGCAGGTTTTATAGCTCAATTATTTGAAATGCATCCAGCTGTGGCTCAAATGATTGGTGTAATTACTATGTTTAGTGGAATGTTAATGTCACTTTCACCAATAATCACTGCTTTGATTACATATATGGTGCCATTAATTAATAAATTGAATATTTTAAAGGTGGTATTTTCAATTGTCAGAACTGTTGCAAGCATGTTGGTACAAGGAATTGCTTTAATTGCAACGGCACTAAGTTCTTTAAGTGCACCGGTATTAATCATCATTGGTAGTATTGCTGCTTTAATAGCTATTTTTATTTATTTGTGGAAAACAAATGAATCATTTACAAATAAAGTTATTGAGATTTGGAATATGATTAAAGATATATTTTTAACAGTGGTTGATGCGATAGTTTCATTTATAAAAAGTGTTTGGGGGACTTTAGTCTCTTGGTGGCAACAAAATAACCAATTGATTATGGATACAGTAATGATTATTTGGAATGAAATATCTGCTTATATTACAACAATTATAAATATTATTGTTGCGATTATTAAATCTGGTTGGGACATAGTTGTTACGATTATTCAAACCGTTTGGACTGTAATTACGACAATAATACAAACAGCTATTTCTGTAGTATTAAATATTATTACATTTGTTATGCAAGTAATTACTGGTAATTGGTCAGGTGCATGGCAAACCATTTTAGATATAGGACGTACGGTTTGGAACGGTATTGTATCAATTGCAACAACAATATGGAATGGTTTGAAAAGTATTTTGGCAGCAATTTGGAACGGTATCGTTAGTATTGCCCGTGTACTTTGGGATTATTTAAAAGAAACCATTTTTGAAAAGATTAAAGCTTCTTATAATATTGTCAGAGATACTGCTCAACAAATTTGGCAGGTTATTTCATCAAAATTTCAAGAAGTTGTTTCAGCAGTGCGCGATAAAATGAGTCAAATTTACAATGCTATAAAAGATAAGGTGTCTAGTTCACTTTCAGCTGTAAAAAGTTTTACAACTGATTTCTTTAATGCGGGCATGGATTTAATAAGAGGATTAATCAATGGTGTTGGGAATATGGCGCAGTCACTTGTAGATAAAGTGAAAGGTGTAGTGGGCAGTGCTATTGATACAGCTAAAAATTTATTAGGCATTAAATCGCCTTCGCGTGTATTTAAGTCGATTGGGGCGTATACAATGTTAGGATTAATCATTGGAGTTAACAGCGAAAGTTCTAGTGTAATCAGCAATATTTCTAACATTGCAGAGAGAATGCAATCAGCCTTTAATCCCCGGTTAAATGCACCAGTAATTGGTGACGTTACAGGTGATTTAAGTCAAATTGGAGGCGAATTACGTACTATGGTACAACATAATCACACCATTGAATCAAATCCTAATATGAAAACAGTTAGAATAGAAATGGCTATTGATAATGAAGCATTAACAAGTATTGTTAACGATGTTAATGCTACAAATCACTCAATATTTGAATTTTAAAGGAGGCATTGATATTGGATATAGAAATTATTAAGAATAATGGTCAGACATTTTATTTGTCTGACTATCAAATTATTGTCTCTGATATAAAAATACAAAGCATTGAAATGACTGATAAATACCAAGATTTCGAAGGTATACATGGCAGGCGATTGGTTAGTAGCGTGTATCATAAACGTAAAATAGTTGTACCTGCATTTTTTATTGCTGAAAATAATGTTGACTTTGCAATTCAACGTGATTTAATGTTTCAGTTGTTACAAGATCATGAACCATTTTATATTCGTGAGCTTAGAAAATTTGAAAAAGATCAATATCAATTTAAAGATACAACACAATATGATTATCAAGAAGTCAATGGTCAAGGGACGCCAATACATAATAAGCAAGCTAATGTTTATGTATCTGGTAATCAATACCTGGTTAAACTGGTAAATGTAATGGTACCAATACAAAAGTTGAATAAATGTAATGTTGTTTTTGAATTTGAAACAGTTGAATTACCATTTGCTGAATCATCTGGCACCAGCATACAGTTGCATCATAATGAAATTGATAATTATTGGGATTTTGCATTAGATATTGACTTTAATGATACATCGAAGCGGACGTATATTTTTGAAAACATCAATAAAGGTAAAGTATTTTATCATGGTACGGTTCCGAATAACCAATTTAATATGTATAAAAAAGTTAAAATTATAATTGGGACAAGTACAAATGCATTTGATTGGTCTTTGAATAACAGACAAACGATGTCGATTAAAGATATTGATTTAGACGCAGGGGATGTGCTTGTATATGATGGACTTAACATTACTAAAAATAATGAGTCCATTGTTGAAAAGACGAATATCGAACTGCCTGCTTTCTATCCCGGCTTTAATAATTTCTTATTTAATCAAACAGTAAAACGTGTTGAATTTGATATGCGATTTTATAAAAAGTAGGTGAAACCTTGATTAAAGTAATTAATTATGAAGGTGAAGCATTTATCTTACCAGTTAAAACAATACTAACTGAGAAGTTAAATAATGATAGTGAACTTAAGTTTGAATTTTATGAAACAGAGGAAACGAAATTAGTTTCACAAACAATAGCTAAAAAATGGTTGATAACTAATGTTGTCAATGCAGATGATATACGAAAATTTGTTGTGACAATTGTGCGTAGAGATTCAACTGGTAAATCCGTGAAAGTAAGTGTAATTGCTAAAGAAAAACAAATAGATGATTTAAAGTCAGAAATGGTATTTGATGATATCACGGGTAGTTATACACCTTTTGAATACTTTAAAACGATTGAAAAAAATAGCAAGTATCATTTTATTATTGAATCAAAAGCAGATTCAGTAAGGTGGGAACATGCAGGTAATGGAGACTCAGCGTTTAGTACATTGAAAAAGGGTTTAGAACGCTATGGTATGGAATTTTATTTTAATCCTAATAATCAGGCATTTTATATTAATAAGCGCGTAGAGGATGTAGCTAATTACTATATTCATAATGGTATGAATGCATTGAATTTTAAGCTTGAAGAGGATGCAAATCAATTTTTCACAAGAATTCACGGCTACGGGGACTTTCCTGAAAATAGTGCGATAAGAGATGCGAAATTAAAACTTGAATATACACATCCATTAGCTGAAAATGTAGGTTATTTTGAAGCTCCTGCAATTAAAGATGGCCGTGTGAAAGATGAAAATGTGTTGTTGGAAAAGATGAAACATGTAGTTGACAATTCTTTAAAACAATCACTAACTTTAGATTTTCTATATTTGAAAAATGAATACTTTAATCATGCAGTTGCTCATGTAGGTGATGTAGTTCCGGTGAAAGATAATGCTCTAAATATATTTGATAATATTCGAATAGTTGAAGTAAAAACTGTACGTGATGAACAAAATGTTATTGTGAAACAGGAAGTTACATTGGGTGACTATAAAAAGAGAGATAGGTACCGCTCTCAAATTAATAATAGTATCTCAAATATTGAAAAGGTAGAAAAATTAGCGACTCAACAACATGTAAGTAATGGTGATATTGGATTATTAAAATTATTACTTAATCAATTTTCTGATGTAAAGCAATCTCTGCAATTTGATAGTGATGGAATTCAAAGTGTAAGTGGTTTGAATAAGGTTATTTTCTCAAAAAATGGCATAGCGATTAGTCGTGATGGTGGTAACAACAAAATAAATGCGCTAACTAGTGAAGGTATAAACCCTGATTTAATAGTAAAAGCAACACATGATCAAGACGGCTTAATGTCAAAGTATGATAAAAAGAAGTTAGATTTAATATTTAATAAGGAAAATACTTATCTTCAAATTGAAAATTTAAATGTGAATTTAAATCAGAATGATGTGATTCACTTGACTAAACCTATTTCAGATTTAAAAAATGGGCTTATTTTAGTTTGGAAGCATTTAACGACAGATACTTTAAATCAACAATTTATCTCGAAAAAATTATTTGCTAATCGCGAAGTCATTAAGTGCATACACAGTGTTCCTATTGGGCAAAATCAGCATTTAAATAAAATAGCTATAGTTTCAAATCAAAGTATTGTTGGTATAGATGAAAATGATAGCGAAGAATTCAATACTGATAAAGTGATTTTACAAGATATTTATGAATATTAAAAATGGGAGTGATATATATGAAAATTAACTTATCCCCAGTTTTCAAAGAATTTAAAAAGGATATTGAGGAAAATTTCAAAGAGATAACAAATATGAATGCTACAAATGTTAAAGAGATAATGAAGCAAGTTGGAACAAAGATTGATAACAAATTTGATGAGTTAAAAAGAGAAGTTAGAGCGATAGTGATGCCAGAAGAATCACCAATGCGTATAACGGATGAGTATGTAAAAGCAAAAGTTGATAGTAAAGGTGTTTCGCATCGTTCGCTAGATGAGCGTATTGCTGCCGAATATCAGTATTTTAGAAATGAAACAAGAGTTAATGCATCAGATTTAACAGTTGTGACGTCTAATGGAACTATTGTTACGGATTATTTCAGAAAGTCTAACAATATTCATCAAATAAGTAATATAGCTGTTATTGGGGACTCTGTTGCAAGAGGTTCACATGCAAATACAAATTTTGGCAATATTATAGCTCAACGTATTCAAGCAAATGTTCAAAATTTTGCAATTGGTGGTGCGACAATGGCAGATGTCGATGCTGACAGCATATATAGACAAGCTAGAAAAATACGTAATGCTGACCTAATTATTGTTCAAGGTACTGATGATGATTGGCTTGTAAGAAATGGAATTCCAATTGGAACAGATAAAACTAACATCAATGAATTCTATGGTGGGTTTTATCAAACAATTCAATATTTAAAGAATAGTTTTCCGTTGGCCAAAATATTAGTTATGACTGCAACACGTCAATGTCCAGTAAATCAGAATGGTGTTATACGACGAAAAGATACTGATCATAACACACTTGGCTTAAACTTAGAAGATTATGTAAATGCACAAGTTATTGCTTGTAATGAATTAAATGTACCAGTATATGATGCTTATCATACTAATGTTATCGAACCGTATAATCCTGGATTTAGAAGGTTTAATATGGTTGACGGATTGCATCCAAACGAAAAGATACACGAAATATATGCATATGAACTAGTTAAAAATTTTTATTGGTGTTACGGATAATGAAGGAGCGTGATATTCATGGCAAATCAAGATTTATTTTTTGATATTACTAAGCAATTTGAAGATCAAGCGAATCAGCAATTGGTTGTTGGTCGTGTTGGTGATGGTGCTTTAAAAGCGGTTACTGTTACTTTGGTTAGTAATGGTACACGTTATAATATTGAAGGTCTATCTGTCATTTTTGAGGGGATTAAACCAGATGGAACTAGAATTATAGACAAGTCTGGCGCTACTATTTTAGATGCAAAAAACGGTGAATTTAGATATGTATTTCCAAGGCAAGCATTTAGTGCTGATGGTGAATATGAACAAGCATTTTTCAAATTAATGCGTGATGAACAAGCGGATAGTACACTCGAATTTAAAATTAAAATCAAGAAAAATAAAGTTGAGTTGAATATAAATTCTACGGACTACATTACTGAAGTAGAACAACTCATAGCTAAATTGAAACATGATTTTGATGCGTTTGTCAGTGAGAAATTAAATATCATTGAGCCACTAGAAACAAAGATTAATGCATATTTTGATGCTGCTGATGCTATTCAAAAGAGTATTAATGCACTAAATCAAGTTGCTTTAACTAAGCAATGGATTAATGTTGAAGAATTTAATGAATATAAAAATACGGTTATCAATGATAGAGTGCATGCTATCCAAGACCTTGAAACTAAATTTCAACAATTGAAAAATAGTATGAACATATATACTGAAAATGATGAACATGGTATGTCATTTATTGATGGTTATAATCATGCCTATACTAGTTTGAAATCAATGCAACTTTCCCATCAGAAAAAATTAGTTGCTTTAGAAAATTTAATTAATTCAACATCAAGATCCGGACTACAAGTAAACTCAAATGTTTTGGATGATGTTAATAATATTAGGGAAAGTGGTATTTATTGGTTTGATAGTTCGACTAGAAACATTCCTGTTCGAAATGGTAACAATTCAAATGGCTATATTGAGGCAATAATGAAAGACCCAGATAATGGTATGTTTGCAATATTAGGCGCGGATATTTCGATTGAAAAATGGCAAGGCCAACTGCATCAAAGATGGCGTTCATCTCAACCAATTTTATTATGGGAAGGTACTGCTAAGAAAGGTAGTGTTATGGAACTAAGAGATAATATACACAATTATATGAAATTAATTATTAATATAAGTTTTTACACCGATAAAAATGCAACGCGATTTGTATCGGTGCCAGCAAATAATGAACGTATCTATTTGAATCAAAGTGGCTTAAGGTTAACGCAAGGGAATTTGAAAAATGGTAATTTGGAAGAAATTGGTATTTTAGTTCAAGATGATACTCATTTAAATTTATATAAAACACAAATGGCAACAGATAATGAAAATGCAGTTGATTCAGAAGCTGCTATTACAGCTGTGTATGGAATTTATTAAAAGGTGGATATAATGGAACAAGTTAAAGATTTTAATGTTGAAGTTGATGATTTTATGAGTTTAATTTATTCAGGGAATTCAGTATTTATTGATTTGCTTTTAATTATGATATTTATTGATATTATTACTGGAGTTTTAAAGGCATTTTCAGAAGGGAAGTTATGGAGTCACAAAGCAATTACAGGATATATTAAGAAAATTGCTTATTTATGTGTGGTTTTAGTAGCGAATACATTAGATATTATTTTTCGATTAGATGGTATTTTAGTGAATAGTTCGGTAATCTTTTTAATTATTGCAGAATCCACGAGTATTATTGAAAACGCAGCTATATTGGGTGTACCAATTCCAGATGTTTTAAAAAAGCGTTTAGGCGTAATTGAAAATCAAAATGAAAAGTAAACAACGAAAACAAAGCGACTAAGTTAGTCGTATTTTTTATGTCAAAATTTAAGGAGTGATATTTATGGCAAAGTCATATTTAGGTAATTGGAATGGTGTCGACGTTTATACGGACTTTATTCCATTTGGAACAAGACGAACTGGGCAAGCTTTGGATACAGGTAAGCCAATTTTTGCGGTATATCATGATACGGGGAATCCGGGAAGTACTGCACAACAAAATGTGAATTATTACAAAAGTACCTATTTGCAAGATTGGGCATCAACAGCATCTGCGCATTTCTTTGTAGATGATAAAGAATGTATTATTTGTGTACCATTAGATGAAAAGGCATGGCATGTCTTATATGATACACCGACAGATAATTATTACTTTGGTGATGATGCAAATGATGCGGCGTTTGGTGGCGAATTATGTTACTTCGAAGATGATAGAGAGCGTTCATTAAAAGCATTAGATAATTTCGCAAGAGTATTTGCTACTTTAGTAGATTCATGGGGGATTGATCATTGGCATAAATGTCCAGGTCATCAGGATATTCAAGCTGATAAGCGTGACCCAGGTAACGCATTACAGGCATGTGGTTATGCTCGAAATGATATCGAGGTAATTGATAACTTAGTGCAACGTTATATTGATGGTCTAGATGAGGTTGATACAAATGAAGTTGTAAATCAACCAAGTGATGATGATATCGTTGAAAAGAAACCAGTAGGATGTCAACGCATTAAAGTTTGGTCAGAAGAACCATATTACAGGGGAATAATTAAGTACGATGCTTCATTACGTCAACGTGCAGGCAATAGCTTTGATAATTATAGCTTTGCATACGAAAAAGATGTGCTTGAAGCGGGTTCGGTTATATATATTTATGAAGAAATTCAAGACCCACAAGGCAATATTTGGTGTAGAACTTATTCACCAAGTAATAATGGTTGGGTACATAAACATACGATTGAAGTAGACGAAGAATATAAAGATTAAATCAAAGGGCAGTCAGAAATGACTGCCCTTTTTTTATGTAAATTGATAATTTGTAGGTGCTTCAAATATGTTGTGTTGTAGTTGGAATAAAATTTGTAATTTTCTGAAAAATACTTGAATACTGAACAAATGTGTATTATAATTATATATGTAAGTTAGTTAATGGCTTACAAATTACGGTAAGGAGGTGAAAGCCTCATGCTAGAGATAATAAAAACACTTCTAGAAAATCCAGTATTAGCAGTACTGATAATTCCTGAAGTGTTAAAACAACTTAGAAAATGGCATCTCGGTTACCTAGACCGAAAGCCAAAAGACAAAGATTAAATTAAGCTTGGAGCCTTGAGGCTCCTCCTTACACTTACATAATATAACATTATTTGGGGGTTTTCAATCATGACAGGTCAAATGTATTTATCTTTATTTATTTTAAGCCTACCATTGTTATTGATTATTGGAAGAAAAACACATTTTTACTATTTGAATAAAAAGAATGGACGTAGATAATATGAGCGAATATAAAAAACAGATAAAGCAACTTTTTGATAGTGACATTACCGGCTACAAAATTTCTAAAGAAACAGGTGTTTCTCAATATGTGATATCACAAGTGAGGCTAGGTAAAAGGGAAATAGATAATTTAACTTTGAAGACAACTGAAAAATTATATGAATATGCTAAAAAGGTATTGTAATATTACTGCTTTTCTGGTAACCAATCCCGCTATACATTGAATTTGTAAGAAAAAGTCATTGATTATCCAACTGTGTCAATCCAGCTATAATAATTAAGAGTGATTATTTTCAGATTGACATTCAAAAATTTATAGATTATTATTTGAGTATAACGACTACGCCCCCACTCCTTTTTAGGCAGACAAGTTCTGACGTGGGGGTATTTTTTTACGCACACAATCAACAAAACCACACCACCTATTAATTTAAGAGTGTGGTTATTTTTTATGCAAAAAATTAAAAAAGTTCACAAAAAAGCGTTGATTCGTACGCTACAGCGTGCTATAATGAGGTATACCAGTTGAGAGGAGGCAAGAACGTGCTAGATTTTATGGAGAGAATAACAAATATCGCCTTATCAGTGGCGTCGACAATGGTACTCGTCAAATCACTGAAAGGCGATAAAGAAAAGTAAGGTTAAGCCCTTAGGGGCTTACCTACTATCATAATTCTAACACGATAATAATATGAAAACAATTGCAATAATACTAGTTATTTGTTTATGGGTTAATTTGTTTGTCAACTTAGGAGAAACAAATGTATTGCTGAACGTAGCTACTACATTTGTAGTACTAAAATTATTAAAAGATAGAAAGCGTGATTAAAAATGAGTGAAATTAAAACTATTATAGGTGAAGTGGAAAAATTGCTAGCTAATAATACACCGTATAGTATTTCAAAAAATTCTGGAATACCACGTCAGACTGTAACAGATTTAAAGGTGGGTAACACTAAAATACACGACGCTAAATTCAAAACGATAATAAAGTTATTTGAGTATCAAAGATCGCTTGAAAAAGAAGATAAATAAAAAGGTGCTAAAAATATATGAAAGTAAATATCAGAAAATCAACCAAAAAAGAATTTGTATCCGGATTTATTGCATGGAGCTTAATAATCAAATTGTTATGGGTGGTGTTGAAAAGAGGGCGTTAATCCAAAAATTAATGGGTGGGTACATAAACATACGATTGAAATAGACTGAAAAATGATAGAAATTCATTAAAAAATTTAACTTTAGAAACAGCGGAAAAACTCTATAATTATCAAAAACAATTAGAAATAATGAATGAAGATAAAAAAGGCTCTATCTCTTGATACATAAGGGATAGAGCCTTATTAGTTGCCCAGTTTTTAAAAATGACTAAATTGGGCAACGAATTGGGCAACAAAATAAAAAATTCATTAAATAACATATGATGATAAAAGCCGTAATCATAGGATTTTACCATCACATAATACAATAAAACTCTATTTTTTGAGAACAGAACTCAAGTATCTGAATGGGAAAGAGATCAGTACATGAAGCAATATTAATACGCTAAACAATGATGGGAAATCAGTAATATCAAGGGCTAG